ATAGTTGTAGCAGCATCTGTCTCAGTAGCTGCTTTAGAGATTGTAACTGAATCATCATCTTTAGCAGTTACTACTGTTCCATCTACAATACCCTTTCCATAAACTATATCGCCTACTGACACGCCTAAAGCAGTACCATTAGCTGTTATTGTAGTGTTACCACTAATTTGAACTGTGTGTGTATTAGAAAAACCAGTAGTATTAGCTGCACGAGATACATAAAGCTTATTGCCATAGGCAAGAAAGTTTGCTGCTGTGAAGAATGTTTCTGGGTTATGGTTGGTCGGCTTACCAAATCGAGCGGCTAATTTATCTTCTGAATCAACTAGAACTGACTTTTCTAGAGGACCCCAATGAAAAACGCCAGCGATGGCACCTTCAGTTGTAGAAACTGCAGGAACGATCGTGGTTAAATCGATTTCTGTAACGTTGACTCCGGGACTTACTTGGAATGGCATCTTCTATCTCCCTTTGGCAAAAGATGGTTAGATAATTGTGTTTAAAGTATTTATAATTTTTTAGTTTTAATCCATACTCAACAAAAATTTATCAAATTCGGACGTCTCTACAACATCTGGGGGAGGAAGGCCATTATCTATAATGCCAAAAGGAACCATATCATCTTCTATTTGCCGCATCTTTTCTTCGTACAGAGCTTTTCGTAGATCCACTGTATTTATTTCTTTAAAATACTTAGTAGTAATAAGCCAAGCAAACAACACCAATGCCATAACTAAGTCATCATGATAACCTTCGTCTGCTTCAAAACTACCACGCTTCTCTATAAAAGTAGATAATTCAGAAATAATATCAGCGTCAGATACTAATAATTTTCCATTTTCTATTAATGATTTTAAGTTGTGACAGCCAATTCTTTTTACCTTTTTATCCATGGTGACGCCTGGCTTCATTTGTTTCTTGAAACCAGCAGATACGGTTTGCATACCCTTATCTTTCATGATCCAAACGACATTATCATATTCAAGTTCGTAGTGAAGGATATGTGGAACTTGTTCATTTGTATTTAATTCTATTAAAACATATGAATCATTATATGTTTTACTGACTTGATATATTATATTAGGTAATAGTAAAGGACTTATCTCATTGCTTTTAAATTTTGCAACTATCTTATATGGTATAGTTGTAATATCTATCACACAAAAAGCTGAAGAATCTCCCCCGACTCCCTTAGCCGTATCAACACATGTTACATAGATATGTTGTGGATCTGCGTTTTCGTAGATGTCTAATCCTTCATGATTACTGAATATTGGTCTAGTAACCGACATTTTTGAAATAGCTTCACCACTTATAAGAGTTAATGATGAACCCAAGAAATTACACAGTACTTCCTGGTTAAATTTAAGTTCACCAAGTTGTCTCTTTTGTTCTTCTAACCATTTATCATCACGACCAGGTATTTCATGGTAAGGAATGAATAAAGGAAAGAAATCATTGTTTCCATTTGTTGCATCATTCCAAAATTTCCAAAAGTGATTATAACCCAATGGGGTTGATGTTATAATGATCTTTGTTGTTTGACCAGCAGATACTACTGGATAAACTGATGTGAAGAATTGATCAGCTACAGAATTTGGAATAATTGCAGCTTCGTCAATATACAACAAGTTAACAGATTGAGAACGAATACCGGCTGCTGTAGTAGCAGCTGTGAATATTCTTGAGTTATTTTCTAATTCAACATCACCTTTATTCCAGTTCACGATACCTTGTTGCATCCACTTAGGTAAATTCTCATACATCATCTGATAACGTGAAAGAATACCTCTTGCTGTAGATGATTTATTAGCAAGTATTGCTACGTTTTTATGATCTTGAAATAATGTGTACCATAGAATATAAGCTACTGATGTTGTTGTTTTGCCTTGCTGGCGGCCTTCCATAATAATAACTTTACGATTTTCATTTATTATTTTTATTTTTTTCTTTTGGCAATCGTACAAACTAAACTTAACTAGACCATGATCAAGTGTTTCAATGTAGCAATAATTAAGAATAAAGTACTCCACATCTTCAGAGCAGCGTATGTACTCTTCTACTTGTTCTTTAGTAAAATTTATTTTTACATTAGATTTTTTAAGAAGAGGATTACCAAGATATTGTTCTTGACTCATTTCTCTTTGATCATTTTTAGTAATTCAGTAGTGGAAATATATAAATTATTATTTATAGTTTGATTTTCAGTTTGAGATTTTACTTTTTCTATTCGATTTTTCTTTTCTGATAATTCGAGTAAGTCTTTATTAGTGTCAGCTAAAGATTTTATTAAAGTGGAAACTACTTCATAACTTCTAGGATGTTGAGATAAATCTGCAACTTCGAGCATCTTATCTAAGGCAATACTACCTTTCTCAAGTATATTTCTTATATTTTGTCTAGCAAACTCAAAATCTGTGCTGCCTTCATTAGGAAGATATTCAGCTTGTATTTCTGGTTCAGCTATGTCCAGTGAGTCTGATATTATTTTGTCTGAGTTCATACAAAGCTTTCAAAATCTATTATAAATCCATAGTCGTCTGTAGCCATGATCTGACTTCTATCTATTGATGCTTCAGCATTTGCTGTAGGCAATCCATCTTCAGTTAAGCCTGGTGTTACAGTTATTCTTTCCGATGCAGTAACACTAGTATTGCCAACTGCTTGGTCAATCGTTATCAAATTGGGAACAATAAGATTAGTATTAGCAAGAGTAATAAGCCCAGATTTCTTGACTGGTCCAAACAAATATGCTTTCATAGTAAAATCTAATGTCCATACGATAGCACGGCGATTTAAAAAATCACCTTCATATGTGTCTTGCATACCTACGTTATTCAATATAACTGGCAAATCAACATTCAAGTTTAAATCTGGTATCAAATTTGCTGTAACTGTCCATTCAGGAGTGAAGTAAGGCAAAATTTGTTCTACTATTCTTGTTCCATCGTCTGCATTTTTAATCATGATATACAAAGTAAATCCTATATCATATGGAACTTGCATGTACCCATATGAAACTTGATTAGTATCAGCGACAGCTTTCATATTACGATTCATAGTATTAAGCTTGCGTTCGGGTGCATAGCTCATAGATGATATTTCAAAAGCCATTCTAGGTAACACCATTGCTGGCCGATTGAAAGTAGGATCGTTTTCTAACCTGACTAAAAATTTATCTTTTGGCCCATATGAAAGCGGTACTTTCATAGTTTGAACTTGTTCACCAGATGAGTTTACTCGATTGATGTAAATATCATTGAAAAGAGTTCCAAAAATAATTACGTACTTTCTAATAGTTCCGTGATAATAAGTTGAAAACATCTCAGTACACCCCTTCGCTGAAAGGATCACGTTCACTAAAGTCTAATACTCCATCAGCTTCAGTTTCAATTTCATCGTTATCTTCTAATGAATCGCCCACTTGTGTTGAGAAGTTATATTGCTCTTGTATGATGTCGTAACCATCTTCGTCTTTAATCACATGTCCATCTTCTGTTTCTATTCCATAATTCGTCATATCAAATGAATATTCTTTCTGTAACTTATCTATATCTTCAATACCAGTATTGAGAATTTCATTAGAGTATTCCCATAGTTCGCAATTTAAATCATAAGTTTGAAGAGATCCCATTTGATAAAATATAGCCTCATGCTCTACGAACTTGACTACAAATATTTTTTTATTTAATGGGAAGTAAATTAGATCTCCTTCTTGAGGACGATCCAATGATTCAACATTTCCTATCTCATCAAAGAAAGTTCTTCTTGCAATAGTTAATGTCATTTGATCACGAATCTGAAGATTAAACTTCGACATGAAGTCACCTTCACCCTGGAAGCCCATGACGTTCTTTATGTACATCTCAACCATGTACTGAGTATTGTACTTGGAAATGCTATCTTCACCGTAGATCTCATCTTTATTAACCAAAGTTCTTGGGCAATAATAAACATCATGACCGTATATTTTTATAGACTCAATGACTAGGTCTTCAATCAAGAGCTGTTCTTGACTGGCTTGAAAATTATTGAAGAACACATTTGTAGGACACATCTATCTGATATCCTTTCTATCTTTTCGTTCTTTCCACCATAATTTCATTCGTTCGGAATGTTTTTGCTGTCTCATAAGATCTGATTTATATTTTTGAGCACTTATTTTACCGGCATGGGAAGCTAAAGCCTTAGTATCATTATTTTGCATTCTAGTTAATTTTGCTTTCTCAATAGCTTTGGGATCCATTGGAACACCTTTTCTAGATCTTGATAAAGCTTGATTATGCTCCAAACTATTTTTTTTACCTCGTCTCCCATTATGAAGTTTTTTAATATGTTCAGATGATCTTTTTCTTTTAGAAGCTGAAATAGACATATTTAATCTATGTTGTTCAGTAAATTCACCTTTTTTCCAACCATCGAAATAAAGTCCATCATTTTCATGCTTATTATAAAAAATATCATTTGTTCTTGCATTAACTTTTTTTAAAATAATAGTTTCAAATTTTCTAATATCTTCAATTTTTCCTTTAGCAATTATTTGACGAGTAAAATCTTGTGGTCTAGATTTATATTCTTGCAACATATATTTAGATGAACAAATATATCCATCATCTAAACTTCCTTTATGAGAACCTACATAAAGTTTTTTTGTTTTATAATCAGTCCAGCAATATACGAAAGCTTCCATAAAAGTTATATCTCAACCTATCATATCAAGAACAGGTAACGAGTAAGATGTTATCATTTCTTGTTCTAAAGTAGTTATTTCTTGAACTGCATCATTATAGATTTTTTCGCCATTAAACTGAACTCCACCCGGTAACTGCATTCCGGTGAACTTAGTTAAGTTGGAACCCCATTGACGCTTAATTAAAGCTGTGCTGTATCTCATTAGCCATTGATCTTTCCAAACATCGACATAAACATCTGGATCAACTACTTCATAGGCTTCAACCAAAAGATATTCTCCAACACTTATGCTGTTCCAATCCATGTCAACGTAGAGCTTGTTTATGTGACGATTGTATCTTATTGGTTGCTTACCGACTAAAAACTCAGCTATAAGAGCTAAGTTCTGCATCACCATGAAGTATGGAACCATGGATACTGATGTGAGTGTGTATAAGTCATTCAATGCTATCTGATAGCGGATATTGAAAAGATCATCTGATCTAATAGAAGGATCAGCGATCGAGAATATACTGACAGCGCCGATAATGTTTTCAGGTAGTGTTATGTACTTATTGGCTTGATCTTGAGCAGTTACTGCATGTTTATAATAGATCTTTTCAGAACCATCAAAGTGATAGTCCCAGTAATAACGTAAAGCGTCATCTATACGATCTTCTACCTGATCATCGTCTACATTGATTTCAATTACAGGCTTGCCCAGACGGCGGAGGCAGTACTCTTTGAATGCGGCTCTTGTAGTTGGAACAGCCATAAATTACTCCAAATTGCATTTATAGCTATTTATCTATTTGATATGTTATGCAATAATAACTTAGAAACATCAAAATGAATTCTATATAATAATCTTTTATCAAAATTTTGTGGTCTTCTTCTGTGTAACAAAACGGTTTGGTCCATAAAGACTAAGTCACCTGGCTTCCAAAAATGAGTATATATATTTTCTTCTTTAAATAAAAGTGATTCAATCCATTGTTTAAGTTCAGCACTTTCTTTATCATTCTTGCCAACAAACTTAATAAAAGATTTACAATTATACCTAAATCCCCTATATCCTCGTGGACTTGTTATTATTAGTGGAATTTTTATTTGCTCGTTTGATATTTCGCTTGAATATAAAACTTGCAAATGTGTTCGATTACTATTAGCATATTCAGGAACAGATTTATCATTATATAAGTGTATATAGTGTAATGAGTCAACTAACTTACGATCTTCATTAGTAAGCTTTTCATAGGGCGTAACACATTCTATGAAATCAGTATGATTATTTAAACCAACTTCTTTCGCGTAAAGCGCTATTACTTCTTTAGGATTCAAAACCCCACTACAATCAGTATGCCATGCTAGTTCATTATCTGATAATATACCTAAATAATCATCATCTTCATCTTTGTAATTACATATTTTTACTAATCCAGGAATATTGTTCAACCCAATCTTTTGAATTGTTTTTTTCTCATTACTATTATCTTCATAATAATCACTTGGATTAAATATTTGAGGAAATCCCCATGAATAGCATATTGAAGCAAATTTTCTAGAAGATAAAGTTTGATTACGACAAACGACTAATAACTCATTAAGAAATATTTTTCCTACTTCTAAAAACTGTTGTTTAGTTAGTTTGTTAAAATCAACATCTAAATTGACACCAAATCTATGCCAATTTAGTTTTTGATAAGAAGATAATTGATTCATTTTCATCTTGATTCATAATAGTTAATACTTGGTTTTTTGATGAGCGCACCCATGATTTTTGTTTCTTTTCAACTCCATTTATTGTACATCTGCCTCTTGCTACAACAATAAAATGATTTTCAGGAACAAAAACTTGATGTTCCCCTGTAATTTGTTTGACAGAATATGCCCACAAAGAATTTGGTAAGTCTGCTTTTATAGCAACAAATTGATTGTTTAATATACTGATAATATCGTCTTCTTTATTTAAATTGTGTATCAAACATACAGTAATTGTATCTTGCTCTTGAGCAACCAATTTCCATCCTTTAGTTATCATTAAACCCAAATAAGAATTATCCCATGGTATTAGTTCATCTGATGGATAAAGTTTATATCCTTCATCAAGAATAAAAGACTTTTCTGGAAAATCTATTTCAACAATAGTTCCGTCAGGCAAATCGACAACTCCTTTCATACTTCCTTTCTGTATGTAAAATCCAGCACTATATCTAATGATATTTTCAGGATCTACAATGAGAATATAATCTTTGTCAAATTTTGTTCGAACTAAAGTAGGAAATGTATATTGCATTTATATATCCTCATAATTTAGAACTTGCATAGCAGGATCACTAGGTTGTTCATTAAGTATTCGCACTACTTCTACATCAAATCGTTGTGTTTTTAGTTGTTCGAGATCTGGTCTTGGTTCAGCTGTCTTTCGTTTTTGCATATCTTCAAAATCTTTATCAGGATATTGTCTAGCAATATATTCAATTAATTCATCTCCATTAACAAATTGCTCTTGTTCATCAAGGGGAATATCATAAGCGAATATTAAATCTTCATTTGGGTTATTATTTAATATAATTTGTTGAGGTCTCATAATCGGCGTTCCATCTTCAAGAAAAGAACCAGTTTCAACTTGAATAATTGTCTTAAAATCATCTAGTGTTTTTTGACCTGTTTCTATAACACCGTATGGATTAATAAATCTAACGGTCACTGATCCGTTTTGTAAATCCACCTCATCAAAAACAAACTTTGTTAACTTTGATATTTCCATTTTTTTATGCTCTTAAGCTTTAATTGATTCTTGGACCATTAATTGTTCCTGTTTGCGGCCCTGGTAAAGTTACCAATGAATTTCCATTTATTGCCGATCCCGGAGCACCGCCACTCCCACCAGCAGTTGTTGTAATTGTTTCAGAGGGGTACACAGGAGAAGGAGCCCCCCAAGTACCGGCAGTTGTCGATGTTCCTCCTGTTCCTCCAGCTGAGCCACGCGCACCTCCTGCGGCGCCTGATCCTCCAGTAGCCGAAATTCCTGGTGGTGATCCGGGACTCCAAGGATTGGTGACGCCTGGTCTTAGTGCACCTCCTGAAGTAGTTCCTGCATTTCCTGCAGTTCCGGCATCAGCTTCTACATTTATGGTTGG